TAAGTACGGTAAGGAAATCTTAGAAGGTGATATACACACAGCGAACCAACTAGCTGCGGGGTTACAGACGCGCCCACAAGCCAAGACATTTATATATGGCTTCTTGTACGGAGCAGGTAACGAGAAGATTGGAGAGATCATTGGTAAGGGTAAGAAGGAAGGCGGGCAAATTAAGAAACGCTTCCTAGCTAAAACCCCAGCTCTCAAGAAGTTAACCGATGCGATTAAGCTACGGTTAGAAACACAGCATGGTGAAAAGTTTATTAAAGGTTTAGATGGTAGGCTCATACCTATTCGTCACCCCCACGCTGCTTTAAACACACTGCTTCAGTCTGCTGGAGCTATTGTCTGTAAGTATTGGTACAGAACAATAGAGCAGATGATACGTGCTAAAGGCTACACTACAGAAGAAGTTGCGATAGTGGCGTTTGTACATGACGAAGTTCAAATCATAGTTAAGGAAGGCTTGGAGGATGACATAGGTGAAATCACTAAAAAGGCTATTAAGAAAACCGAAGAAAAGTATGGATTCAAATGTCCTCTCGACTCAGAGTTCGATGTCGGCAGAAGTTGGGCAGAGACTCACTAGTTCGAGTCGTTTAGGAGATGTGGCAGAGCTGTATGCAATCACTTGGTTATGGGATGAAGGGTTTGAAGTGTTCTATAATGCTGGTTGCACAGGAGCTGTGGATGTTGTTGGCATTAAGGACGGTGAAGTGTACCTATTTGATGTCAAGATGGAGGGTAAAAATACAAACCTACCTAGTCGGACACCAACACAAAAGAAACTGGGAGTACAGTTTATCAAGTTTGATCCTGTTACTCGTAAACTCAAGCTGGTTAAACATAGGGTATAGCATGGAAGGTACAACACTAAACATGATCCTTGTGTTCAGCTTCCTATTCGTAAGCGTGGCTCTCGGAGTCAGGTGGATAGGTGAGATTATCATACAGGTAATAATAACAAGACATAACTTTCAGATACAAGAAGAATTGTTTGAAGCATTTGAAGAGGAGGAAGAAGATGAAAGATAGAACACTATTAGTAGACGGAGACATCGTTGCTTACAAAGCTGCGACTATAGCCGAGACACCTATTGATTGGGGTGAAGGTTGTTGGACTCTTCATGCTTTTGAACAAGATGTCATACAAAACATGACTGTGTTTATGAACGAGATTATAGAACAGTCAGGATGTAATAAAGTCATTACGTGTTTGTCGGGAGATAAGCTCTACCGCAAAGAGGTAGCCCCTTACTATAAGGCTAACCGTAAAGGTACACGTAAACCTATGCTTCTAAATTTTGCTAAAAAATATCTAGGCGAAAAATTCAATGGCAAAGTTGAGGATAGGCTAGAGGCTGATGACCTTTTAGGAATACTAGGCAGTGCGGATAAGAACACAGTAATCTGGTCTATAGACAAAGACCTGTTAACTATCCCAGCTTACCATTTACTAGACGGTAAGGTCACTGAGGTTGATGAAGCAGAAGCAGACTACTGGTTCTTGTATCAAACTTTGGTAGGTGACTCGACAGATAACTACAAGGGTTGCCCTGCTGTTGGAGCGAAGACAGCAGACAAGTTACTACAAGAGAACGGTGCTACATGGCAGACGGTTGTCGATGCTTTTGCAGATAAAGGTTTAGGCGAAGAGATAGCAATAGAGAACGCGAGGCTGGCACGTATACTGCGTGACGGGGAATATAATTTTGAAACAAAGAAGGTTAAGTTATGGAAAAGGTAGACCCAATTAATAATCCACCCCACTACAATGCGGGTGAGATTGAAACGATAGATTACATTATAGATGTGTTAGGCAAGTTCGATGCTATCTCATACTGCCAAGGTAACGTAATAAAATATACTGGTGCTAGGATGTGGAACAAGGGCAAGCCTATACAGGATGCTAAGAAAGCTGTTTGGTACTTAAATAAAATGATTGAATTAATGGAAGAAACTAAAGGGGAGAACTGGGAATGAGTAACGAATTAGGTGGAGCATCTTATGAACAAATATCAGGGATGTTTGAGGGGTTTGATTGGTATCAAAGTAAGTGTGCTGCCACAGCTATCTTTCCAAAAGACTCAGCGTTAGTGTATCTAACAATGGGTCTAGCAAGTGAGGCTGGTGAAGTAGCGGGCAAGGTTAAGAAAAAGATTAGAGACGGAGAGCCAGCTAACTTTAAAGATCAACTAGCATCAGAACTAGGAGATGTGTTCTGGTATCTAGCTATGCTGACAGATGAAGCAGGGCTGAACCTTAGTGACATTGCATTTAATAATTTAAACAAACTATACAAGCGTAAGATTAAAGACACGCTTAAAGGTTCAGGAGATAACCGATGAAAGAATACTGCGACTGCTGTGACCAAGAATTTGAAATAGAAAATTTAACAGATCAACCAGAGTCAGGCGAAGAAGGTTTAGTCTGTCTTAACTGTTACGACTCAATCTCTGACATTATGAGCGAGGGTTAGTAATGGATTCATATCAACAGTACATACACAAATCACGTTACGCTAGATGGCGGGAAGAAGATAATAGAAGAGAGACATGGAAAGAAACTGTACAGCGTTACATCGACTTCTGGTTAGAGCGTGGACAGATAGACGATAAACTTGCTAAGGAATTGTTTAGTGCAATACACAAGCAAGAGATCATGCCATCCATGCGTTGTCTTATGACAGCGGGTGATGCACTCAAGCGTGATAACATGGCGGGGTTTAACTGTAGCTACATAGCAGTCGATAACCCCAGAGTATTTGATGAGATATTGTATGTATTAATGTGTGGCACAGGCGTAGGGTTCTCCGTAGAGAGACAGGCTGTTGCTAAGTTACCAATTATAAGTGAGGACTTTTATGAAACAGAAACTACAATCCATGTGGCAGACAGTAAGATTGGCTGGGCTAAAGCTTTCCGCGAACTTGTTAGTTTATTATATTCAGGTCAAGTTCCTACTTGGGATATATCAAAACTCAGGGCGAAAGGCGAACGTCTCAAAACTTTTGGCGGTAGGAGCAGTGGTGCTGATCCTTTGGTTCGGCTCTTCGAGTTTACTGTTGCCACCTTCAAAGGGGCTGCTGGTAGAAAGCTTACTAGTATAGAATGCCATGACATTGTTTGTAAGGTTGCTGAGATTGTTGTCGTTGGTGGTGTGCGTAGGTCTGCTCTCATCTCTCTATCTAACTTGTCTGATGATCGTATGCGTCATGCGAAGTCTGGGAATTGGTGGGAGACACAAACGCAAAGAGCCTTGGCAAACAACAGTGCCGTCTACAATGAGAAGCCAGAGTACGAAACCTTTTTGGAAGAGTGGGTAGCACTTTATAAATCTAAAGCTGGTGAACGTGGTATCTTCTCCCGTACTGCTGCAAAGAAACAAGCAGAGAGAAATGGACGAAGAGATGTAGGCTACGACTTTGGGACAAACCCTTGTAGTGAGATTGTACTACGCTCGGCACAGGTATGTAACTTGTCTGAGATTGTAGTACGTGCAGATGACACTGAAGAATCACTAGGGCGTAAGACACGACTGGCTACAATACTAGGAACACTACAGTCAACGCTGACAGACTTTAGGTATGTACGCTCTGTCTGGAAGAACAACACAGAAGAAGAATGTTTACTTGGTGTAAGTATGACAGGCATTATGGACCACAAGTTGTTATCAGGTAAGGGTAGTATAGTCACACTCAAGGATATGCTAGAGAAGCTAAAGAAGATTGCGGTACAAACTAACAAAGCATTTGCTGCTGAGTTAGGTGTTAACCAATCAACAGCTATTACGTGTGTGAAGCCATCAGGTACAGTGTCTCAATTAGTAGACAGTGCTAGTGGTATTCATGCAAGGTTCTCTCCTTATTATATAAGACGAGTACGGAGCGATGGTAAAGACCCTATCTCTGCCTTCCTAAAAGATGCGGGTGTGTCGTGGGAGAAGGATGTAATGAACACAGAGAACTATGTGTTTGACTTCCCTGTGAAAGCACCAAAGGGTGCAACCTGTGTTAGTGAGCTTAATGTACAACAGCAGTTAGATTTGTGGGAGATATATCAGGAGCATTGGTGTGAACATAAACCTAGTGTGACTATATATTACTCTGATGATGAGTTCCTTGCAGCAGGGCAATGGCTGTGGGAACGACTAGACAGTTGTTCTGGCATTAGCTTCCTACCACGTACTGACCATGTGTATGCTCAAGCTCCTTATGAAGCTATAGATAAGGACAAGTATATGGAACTGAAACGAGAGACCCCATCAGAGATTGATTGGGACAGGCTTGGAGAATATGAAAAAGAGGACACCACTACTGGAACTCAGGAGTTGGCTTGCTCGTCAGGTTCATGCGAAATATAGAAATTGGATAACGGTGTTGGAGGTAGTAACGTGCCTCCACATCATCGCTAACGTCTGGCTACACCTGCCGTAACTACTGGGCTGGCTCTAATATGCCCCATTGGAGAATCAAAATGAATAAAAAACCATTCATAAGTAAAGAATTATTAGAATATTTAGGAAGATTATTTCCTGATAAATTACCCACCAAGAGAAATGTATCAGAAACTGATGTAGCTTTCTTACAAGGACAACAATCCGTCATTAATCGTATGGAGTTACTGTACGAGGACGACCAACCAGAAGAGATTTAATTATGTGTATTAGTATGAAATCCCCCACAGTCGTACAAAAACCCGCTATAGCTCCACCGCCTCCACCAGAGAAAGCACCAGCAGAATTAGAAGATG